AATGGACCTTGACGAGCTGGGTGAGAAGGCCGCTAAGGCGGCCTGGCTCGACACTCCCGCGGAACGGCTCCGCGCCCTTACTGCGGTCTTTCAGGAATGCGGGGAGCGAGCCAACGCATACCACGATTCGATGTTCGCGGCTCGTCAGTTGGTCAAGGGGGCTGTGCTCGACTTCCGCATTGAGCGCACGGAAATGAACTGGGACAAGGAGTTTCACGGTGTCTGAGAAGGTCACGCAGCAGGACACGCACGACCACGTTTTCGGTGTCGGCGCCTACACCTACTCGTGGTGGGAGGGCCGTGCACGGGCTTGGAAGTGGGCGTGGGACGGCATGGGAGATGTCCCGGACGGCTGGGCGTATGTGCTCAAGGCCGAGAATCCGAGCGCCGAGGGCTCGGTTGAGCGAGTGGTGAACCACTGGGCGCTGATCGGCGCCATGAACGCCATAGCGCACCCCCACGAGCCGTGGGGAGTGGACGCCGGCCCCGCGGCCATGCGGGAGTGCCGGGCCTTCCTGTTCGACCCGGACCAGGCCGACTTTGACGCGAGCACGGCGGATTGCGTGCTCCAGGTCGCTGCGTTCGGTGAAGTCGTCTACGGCTAACAGCGAGGGGCTTTAGTGAAGGCCGGGAAAGAGTAAGTTTCCCGGCCTTTGCCACGGACTCTCGCTGAGACCGAAAGTACAACCCGAGGTCAAAAATGGAACGCACGAAAGGGTTATCAGATGGCTCGCAAGGTGGTTGAGACGATCACGTGCGACGGATGCAAGAAGAAGGGGATCGACGCTCCGGGAACCGTGAGCCTGACGATCATGGGCGATCAGTACGACCTGTGCGACGAGCACGGCAACAAGTTCAGGACTCTGCTGGCTGAGGCCCTGGGAGACACCGGCAACGCGGCGCTGAGCGCCTAATCAAGGGGAGGATCAGGAAGTGTCGACGTTCGAGCAGATGTCATTTGGGCCTATGGGCGAGGCTGTGAAGGCTGCTATGCCTACGAGCGAGGCGGACCCCATCGGAGTCTGGGCTGCCGGTCTGGCAATGTATTCCTCAGCAATTAGCCGTACCGTACGACTCGACAACCGCAGGCCGGTCGTAGTCTGGACTGTGCTTGCCGGCCGCTCGGCCATCGGTCGTAAGGGTTACGCGTACAACACGGCCAATGCCGTGCTCGGCAAGACTCTCGGCGGCTTCATGCGCACGCGGAAGCGTGACGGAGTCTCGTCCGGCCCGTCCCTCGTTGACATGCTCTCGAAGATGGAGCTGGATACGGTGGGAGAAGAGGGCGGAATAGACGGTCGCACGATCATCGTTGAGGAGGAATGGGCCTCGGTACTCAAGGTCCAGAAGCGGTGCTCCAAGTTCAGCACCCTTTTCCGTACGGCCTGGGATGGAAAGCCGATCTCGAACAGGACAAAGAAGGACGGATTGCAGTCGGTTGCTCAGCCGCTTCTGGGGTTTCACGCCCACATCACTCCGGGTGAATGGGCGAAGTATGTGAGTAGCAGCGAGGCTCTGGGAGGCTCGTACAACAGGCTTTTGCCGGTGCTGGTCGAGCGTTCGAAGATGCTCCCGTACAACAGCAAGCCTGTAGTCCCGGACACCAAGCCGCTTCAGGCGGCCTTCGAGTGGGCCACCGAGGAAGCCCGCGTCATGCGCTTCACTCAGGAGGCTGGAGAGCGGTACGACGAGATCCGGGCCATCGTTGAGGATCGCATGGCGGAGATGCCCGAGCTGCTGTCGTCGTACATGGAGCGGGCGGCGGAGCAGGTACAGCGCATCTCGGCTGTCCTGGCTTCCACGGAGATGACGGAAGAGATCAGCACCGCGGCTGTTGAGGCGGCGTGGGCGTTCGTCTCCTTCTCCATGGCCAGTGTCGAGAAGCTGGTGAAGGACGCGGCATCGGACAGCGGTCCGAAGTCCTTGCAGGCGCCTGAGGACATGATCCGCGACGTGCTCAAGCGGTACGGCGGCGAGGCCCAGTCGTCGGCTTTGCTGCGAGCCCTGTGGGGCCGGATGAACGCGGCCGGCATCAAAGAGACGGTCGAGACCATGGATGACGTGGAGATGGTCAAGGAGAAGTCACCGGGGCGAGGAGCCCCGAAGACGATCTATCGCCTGACCAGTGAACAGGACCAGGACGAGGACGAGCAGAAGCACGCCAAGCCCACGTTGAAGGTGCTCAACGGGGAGCGACTGAGCCAGGCCGCGAAGCCGAAGCGGCAGCCCGCGGCGGCCAACGTGAACCCGTTCATGGCTGCTCTGGACCTGTAGGAAGGGATATGGGCAAGTGCAACAAGGGGCTGTTCGTTCGCCCCTCCAAGAGAGTCGAAGAGATCTTTTCGCACGGCTCCCACGACGAGGCTTGGGGAGTCGTTGAAGAGTGGGCAGAAAAGATCAAGAAGCTTGGTATTGCTGATCGGTTCGGCGTGCACATGGCACGAAATGACCGAGGCTCGTTCGACGTGTTCCTGACCGACCGTTCTATCCCCACGACTACCTGAAAGGTACCGCCATGCCTGAGACCATCACGCTTCCTGTGCCCGGACAGATTCGCCGGCACGTCATCAAGAACCTCGAACCGACGACCAAGGGTGAGAGGGACCTCAAGGCCGCCAGCATCGCCGGCCACAAGGAGCTGGTAGCGCAGGAGAGGAACAGCCTCAACACGATCGATCTCCACCTGACCAATGAGGCCCTGGGGGTGGCGCTCGACATCGCCCGTGGCTGGCTCGACAGCGACAACGGCAACAACGTCATGGCGGGGAAGTCGATGCTCAAGTTCGAACTGGAGTACGAGCCGGATGACCCGCGAGAGATCCGGCACGCAATCAAGATGCCCAAGAGCCTGTCGGGGCAGTTCTCCGGTGAGTACGGCTACGACCCGAAGAGGTGGCTGAAGGAAGACAACGTTGTCCGCTTCGATCTGGACTGCATGAGTTGGACGGGAACCGGGGCGTCGGGTCGCGTCCGCGCCGAAACCCTCGGGTGGTTCCTGGGGAGGATGGGCAGGCTCACCGATCACCCTCACCCGGCCGTGCAGCGGGCAGCGAAGAAGTTCGTCAGCACCTACACCGAGCCGTACGCCAAGACTCAGCGGCTCATCGCCGGATACGTGGAGATCGAGGACCAGGACCAGGCCCCCGAGCCTGAGACGGAGATCCTGACGGCCGACGACTTCCAGGCCGCTATTCGCGGCCGTGGTCCCGAACTGGTGGACGACGAGCCCGACGAGGGTCAGGCCCCTGAGCCCGCGGCCGTCGAGGAGACGGCGCCGCCCGAGAACGGATACGAAGTGCCGGCCAACTTCCTGGAGCTGGCTGAGGAGGGCAACACCGTCGCCGCTAAGAAGTACTGGAAGCGGCGTTGCGAGGAGTACCGGAGGACTGGCAAGTGAATCCAAGCGAGATGCCTCAACAGAGACGAATGCGCCCCGTGCAAGGGCGCTTTTCTTCTCTCACCCGCAAGTGGCAGAATCTCAGCAACACACAATCCTGGGAGGAAGCCAGTGGCAACGGTACTGCGGCCGAGAGATCTGAATCCTTCAGCCAGCATGGCCGAGTTCGAGTTCTGGAAGTGCCGGCAGTGCGGAGCTGAGCCCTTGGGCCTGTTCGAGGACGAGCGAGGCAGGTACCACTACCGCCACGACGATCCTGACGGGCTGGACCCGCACACGGACATCATCCCTCTCGGATACGTGGACGGCATACTCACGAGATTCTGAATTAACGAGAAACGGCCCAGGGCAGAGTAAGTGCCCTGGGCCGTTCTCTTGTCATCGTACAGGCGGATCGCTCAAGACTGAATACGGGCCCCCGGACGCATGCCGGCCGGGGGCCTTTGCCATGCCCGAAAGGGGGGCCGAGTGGCGAGAGCGCCACCAGGTCGGACCGCATCCGACCAAGATCAAAAAACTCGAGTATGGAGACAGAGACATCATGAGCAAGGGCAAGTGGATCGCTGGCGGAATCGTCGCCCTGGTAGTCATCGGCGCTGCGTCTGGCGGTAACGACGGCTCCTCCAAGCCGAAGGCGGACAACCCCGCGGTGGTCGAGTCGGTGACGCCGAAGACGGCCGACAAGTCGAAGGCCGCCCCCAAGGCCAAGCCGAAGGCGGCCCCGAAGTCGGTCGAGCAGCAGCTCATCGACTACGTGACCAAGCACGGCACTCCGACCGAGGCCGCGGCGGTCAAGCACGTCACGAAGATCCAGGGTGGGGACGAGAACAACAACATCTTGGACACGGCTGACGTCTACACGGACTACTCGGGCGGCATGTTCGGGTCGCACGCCAACGACGGCAAGCTGATCGCTTCCGCGTTCGCCGACTGGCAGAAGAGCCGTGGTCAGGCGAGTGAGAACGGCTTGGTGACGGTGTACGACAAGAACGCCGAGATCCTGTCCAACGGGCAGTTCTAACCCGCAGGTGAGGGCGGGGGTCGTCATGCGGCCCCCGCTTTTCCTTCACTGATCAACCACATATGATCACGCGACGCATGAACCTGTGGGGGGTACATCTATATGACGCGAACGATCGTCGATCGCTACGGCTGGCCGAAGGTGCTCGTCGTTTCCTTGCTCGTCGGCTGCCTGATTGGCTTCATCAAGGTGCAGCTGAGCGGTAGCGATGGACCGCCATCCTGTGCGAAGAGCTACGTCGGCACGTATGACGGGCCGGGGGGCGACGCGTTGGGCGAGTATGACAACAAGCTGGTGGAGTGTGACCACGCAGTCGAGAAGTGGTGCGCGGAGAACCACCCGGAGGACCCGGACGGTTGCTCGAACAACGTCGAGATCGACGGAGACGCCCGCAACGTGGGGAAGAATTAGGCGAGATGAAGAACTTCAAGATCGAGTGGGACGGACCGGACGGTACGCGGGTCCGGTCTGTGGTGTCATACAGCGAGGGTGCGGCCGAGGGTCGCGCGGAGGAGCTGAGGGCCGAGAAGAAGAACGTCACCGTGGTTGAGGTGCCGATCTTCGAGAAGCGGCGGGGGGAGAGCTGATGGGCGCAAAGCAGGAACTTGAGAAGACCGCCCTGGAGTTGCTGGGCAAGGGTCTGGGCGCGTTGCTCAAGACTGCTGAGGATTACTCCTTCGTGAACGAGAAGGGGGCTATTCGAGCAGCGGCCACCTTCAACATCATCCCTGACCACCCGTTCCGGGTGGAGTTCGCGAAGGGTCCTACGGGCGTCACCCTGAAATTCCCTAAGGTCAAGGTTGTCCCAGGTCAGGCGAAGAGGAAGTCTCCTCGGACTCGCTGAGGCGTGAAACAAAGAAAGGCCCCCCGGCCACACGGCCGGGGGGCAGTTCTTATTCTCTCAACCCGAGGTAGACCCCTCTACCTCAGACCTGGGGGGCCGGCACCTCAGCGGGTGCCGGCTCGGCAGGAGCAGCTACCTCAGTAGCAACGGCCTTCTCCTGAAGCTTCTCGATCTCCGCAAGAGCCAGCTGGCCCGCTTCGGCCAGAGCCCACGCGGTGGCCGCCTTCGCGTCCTGCTTCCGCTGAGCGACCTCACCGAGGCCGAGCAGAGCAGCGACACAGCCAACGAGGGCTTCCCACGGGACGCCCGGCCAGCGGGCGACGAGGACGGGCGCCAGGGCGCCGACTAGACCGATCAGACGTACCGCGTGCTTGGCAAGGAAGTTCTTCATTTCGACTCCTCAGAGGGTCACTTGCAGGTGGACTTGGTGGCGGTCGGCTTCGGAGTCGCCTTGTGCGTCGCAGACGCCTTGGGAGACGGCTTGGCAGTCGCCTTCGGGGTCGGCTTCGAGGTCACGGAAGGCTTGGCCGGCACGTTGATGGTCTGGCCGGGCTGGACCAGGTCAGGGTTCTTCACCTGCGGGTTGGCAGTCAGGAGAGCCGCGAGGGTGACACCCGCTGCCACAGCGATGGAACCGAGCGTCATGCCCGACTTCACGACGACCTTCTTCAGGCCGGTCGGGGCCGGCTTTGCGGCCGGGGTCGAGGAGACTGGGGCATCCGCCTTCGCGGCGTAGTGGAAGCCACTCTTGCCCTTGAGGGCAGGGTCCGCGGTGGTCACTCCCTCAGGGAACTTCGGCAGGCCGTAGCCGTAGGTGTTGGCGTCGCGCCGAGCGCGCTTGCGCAGGTACACGCCGTCACCCTCAGGCGAACCGGTGACGTTGGTATTGCCCTCGACGGTGTAGATGTACGTCGCGTCGTAGGCGTAGACGATTCCCGTGTGCGTCCCGCCGTTCGGGCCGTAGAAGACCTGAGCACCGATCGCCGGGAAGTCCGAGTAACGCCCCTTCTGACGGAACCAGTCCAGTGCCGTAGCACAAGACGCGGTACGCGGAAACAGGTCGGCGTTCCCCGACTTCAGTGCATCCCAGGAAACGAAGAGCGCACACCAGGCATAGCCACCAGCAGACACCCACGCCATACCAGGAACCTGAGCGGCGTACTTCTCCTTGTTGTTCCAATGGCCCCCGGAGAAGCCTTCCTTGTAACCTACTTCCGCCTTGGCTACCTTGATTAGCTCTGCGGCACCACTCATCTTGTTGTCCCCCTTCAGGGCATGAAAAAGGAGGCCGGGCAAGAACCCGGCCTCCGAAAAGGCAGTTGTCAGATACGTAGTGCTCTAAGTCGTTCCGGATCGAGGGCAGTCAGAATCTCGATGAGTCGCTTGTTCTCTTCCTCGATGCGGGAAAGACGTTCCTTGATCTCATCCATGTCTTGCTGGAGCCGGTCAGCTCTCGTCTTCTGGGCTTCGGCCTCTTCCTTCCAAACCTTGGCGGTGTTGAGTCGCCAAGCCGCCTTCGCCATCACAGCGGCGGCTATAGCGGTGGAGAGTATCCCCGCGTACGTCATGAAGTCCTGAATGTCCATGGGCCTCCTTACGCGGGTTCGACAATGAACCAGGCAACAGTTGAAGTGTCAGATGCACCAGACTTGATCTGGAACGAGGTCCCTGCCGTACGTGCAGAGACGTAGGGGCTTCCGGGAGTTCCGCCAGGCGTCTGAATCGTCAGGAAGATGCGGGAGTTAGCCGTAACGGCAGTGGTCGAAACCGTCACAGCAGTAGTGCCATTGAGGACGGCCGTGCCCATCTTCGCGTTGGTGCCCTCCTTGACCCGCAGACCCTTGCCAGCCAGGCCGACAATGAGGTCAGAGTCCGGAGTGCCGACCATGGCAGTGCCCTGCCGGCCCCAGGTGGTGTCTCGGGAGCCGGCCCCACCAGGACCCCACGTGAGGGTTCCATCGCCCAGGATGCGGGCGTTGTCGTTGGTCTGAGCGCCCTGGACGTTGAAGGCAATCGTGTTGTTCCCGGCAGCGTTCGGCCTGAGGGAAAGTCGCTGTCCGGCACCAAACTGCATGTCCACGTTCCCGCGGGTCTCGTAGTTCGAGCCGTCAACACGGGTAGCAATCTGGGGCTGATTGGCAGGGAACCAGTTGGATACGCTGCTCCCTGTCCCCGTGAAGTTGGCGTTGACGACACGGACCACAGCGGTGCCAGAAATGTTGATGAGGCCCTGGACGCCGACCGTGCCGACGGCTACGACGGACGAGCCGAAACGACAGTCGGTAATGAAACCTTCTGCTGAACCGGACCAGTTGATGTCATAATTCGATCCGGTAGCGCCCACGCCGCCCTGGGAAATTGAGCACTCATCGAAGTAGATGCCGTAGCCGTTCGAGGTGACGTTGATGTTGTGCGTCTGGTTGTTCAGAATGCGTACGTTGCGAACTCGCACCTGATTAGCTGCACCAGAGACCAGAACGCCAACGGCCCCCTGCTGGATAACGCCACCGGCTATCTGGACGTTCTGAGGGTCGCCATTGGTGCCGCTCTCGATGACGACGTTTCCGACACCGGTCTGAGGACCGAGGGCATCAAGATTCTGAACAAACACGGCCGCGCAGTTACCGGTGACTCGGAACGCGGCACCAGTGCCGCCCAAAGTCGCCTGCATCCACGGCAAGACGTTCTGACAGAGAACGTCCCACGCGTCCTCAATCCGGATTCCGTCAAGGTTGGCATTGGCACCGGAGTTGACGCCGAGATACCGCGTGAAGACATTGGAGATCTGGATGTTGGCAGCGAGGGCCGTGGGATCAGCCTTGACGTGGATACCACCGGCACACGACTGGATTTTGATCATGTTGACCTGAGTGCCGTGCAGGGTGGTGCTCGCAGAACCGAAGAGTCTCAGGGCGTAGCCGTTGATCCACTGGAAGGTCGTGTTGAAGACTCTGAGTTCCTGAGCGCCCGAAGCCGTCACGCCGTGACAGGCGGGATTCGAAGTGGTCGTTGAGGAGTCTCCTCGAATCTGGAGTCCCTGAATCATGCAGTCGTCAGAAGACACCGTGATGGCACTGGAGCCGGTGAACGCGGCTCCGATCCGGATGGAGGTTGCCCCGTGGCCGGCTCCCTGAAGGGTGATCGGTGCGGGCAGGTTGAGTGGGCTGGAGCCGTTCAAGAGGTAGTTGCCGGGCGGGAAGACGACGGTTCCGCCCGCTGTGCCGAGAGCATTGATGGCGGCCTGGATAGCACCGGTGTCATCGGCGGTGCCGTTACCTGCGGTTCCATAGTCCTTGACGCTGACCGTGGCGGCGCTCGACTGACGAACGAAGGTCGCATCCGCGTAAGCGCGGTCCCCGTGAGGGTCGATCCCGGAGACGTGGGAGCCGAACCGCTCTCCGACCGTGACAGAGACCAGAGCGACCCTGGTACCGCCTCCGAAGTCGACCCACAGACGCTCGTATCCATCGGGGCCGAAGAAGGCCGCGAGGTAGCCGTCTCCGTCCGCCTGGAGCTGGAGCAGCGGGGCACCGTTGATGTCAGTCAGGTCCGTCAACTGCGCCGCGCCGGCACTCGGACCGTTCCAGACGGTTCCCACGGCGTTGGCCACTCGGGCACCGGTTATGTCTTCGGCAACGCTATCCGCAGTACCGCCAAAAAGGTTGCGTGCCAAAAGGCACCTCCTAAGGGCATGAAAAAAGGCCCGGCTGGAGATGCCAGCGGGCCTAACTCGTCAGTGGTTGTGGTTAGTTGCCGAAGGTCGATGCCTCGTACACTCCGGAGATCTTGAGGTTGGAAAGCGGGGGGATGGCTCGAAGGCCGTCCAGTCCCTCACTGGTGTTGGTCGGGTTCGGGTAGAGCAGCGACGCGACGGTCTGACCGGAACTGCTCTGACCGATCTCGGCGAAGATCTCAACCACGTTGGGCAACCCACCGTTGAAGTTGGGGTTTCGAAGCAGACCCATAACTACCTGACCAGTGGCACCACTTGCGGCTGTCGGAAGAGTGACGCCGATGGTGCTCGTGCCCGTTCTCGTCGGTCCGGTGTCTTCCCAGTCGTTCTTCAGGTAGACCGAGAAGTAGACCGTCCCAGGGGCGATCCAACGCCAACGTCCCGTTCTGTTCGCGCTCGGGAGGTCGGTGTTCACGTTGACCAAACTCGGGGTGTATCCACGAGGCTTGGCGAGGTCACGCGCAATCACGTTGCCGTCTCGGCCGATCCAATACTCAGACTGCGTATCGGTGTTGTTGCTGTCCATGTCCACGACGAACGAGCCGTTCGCCTGGTAGGCAGCCGCCTGGAGGGCATTCCACGGCACTGCCATGTGCTCAGGGACATCGAACGGCATGACGTTGATGAGACTCAGAGCGCCGAGGTTGGCCGGCACAGTGACCTGATGGAGCGGCATCTCCCAGACACCGCCGTAGGTCTTGGTCAGACCCGGCGCCTTGGGGGTCGCCGCGGGCTGGCCCTGGACCACCGCGAGGTTGACGGAGCTGTTCGACAGGTTCGCCCGGAGAACGACCACGTCAATGCGGCCGGTACTTCCGGTGTTGGCCGCGATGCTGACCGTTGCACTGGCCGTTAGCTGGTAGTAGAAGCCTCCGACGATCGCCCGGCCGGGGGCGACAGACACCGACGTGCCGTTGACCACGGCGGCCGTGAACGGCAGGGAGAAGGCGTCAATGCTCGTCTGGTCCAGCCGGAAGTCAACGCGGTCCTTGGCGAAGACCCGAGCCATGTATTGCCACTGAGCCTGTGACATCATCTGCGCGCCGCCACCGGCGCTATCGGCGGTGAACGGGTAACTTATCTCGTTTGCCATTACATCCTCGCCTCTAGCTTGCGCAGCTTCTCACGCATATCGAAAACTGTCTTGTAAAGATTGAGCGGGTTACCTGCACCCTGATCACCGATGGACGGGGCCACGGTTTCCGTCTGCCCGCCCTGGTCCACGGTGATGGCCACCTCGCGCACGATGTCCACGTATTCGGTGCCGTCCACGGCAACCGTCACGATGTCGCCCACGAAATAGTCGCGGCCGAACTTGATGTGCGGGGTATCGATTGGGTAGATCTGGAAGTTGCCGTTCTTGGCACCCTGAGTCAGAGCCTCAGTGGCTGCGTCGAGAACGGCTTGCTGAGCCGTGGCGAACTGAGCATCCGTCACCGAAAGGTCAGCCTTGATGGGCTGTCCGGTAGTGGGGTCCGCCTTGATGGGGAGGTCTCGCCGGTCAAGGAACTGTTCGATCTGAATGCCCCACTCGGCCTCAGTGGCGGTGTCGATCTGCTGGTACATGTACCGGCCCTTGCCGGTGCCCTGGCAGGCCACAATCACGCGTGTCACAGTCGGAGCCGTCAGGTTCCACGTGAACTCACGCAGGTTGCCCAGTTCCTTGCTGAAGCGGATGGACTTGGACAGGTCCCGCGGAGCGTAGAGATACAGGTTGATGGCCTTGGCGTTGGGGTCGTACAGGAACCGGTATCCGGTGGTCTTGGTGTCGGTCCAGCTCTCAAGCTTTGTGCCGATGACGTCCCACTGGAGGTTGTCAGAGATCGTGTTGCCGATCGCGGCGTCACTGCCGACGATCGCGCCGGCCACCTGGCGGTTAGCCAGAGCACCAGGACCAAGAGCCTTGTTCAGCTCGTCCCAGATCAGGTGACCAGCCGGGCCTGAAACTGCTCGGGTGTCGTCTGTGGTATTCCACTGCTGCGTTGCCGCCTTGGTGGGGTCGGGGTAGGCAAGCCGGTTGTACGCAAGCTTGTTGTCGCACTTCCCACCGAAGTAGAGCGATCCCATCGACGTGTGCTGATCGTTGGTCCAATAGTGCTGGAAGCTCTCGATCTGCCCCGTGAGGATGGGGAGGTCAACGCCATCCTGATAGATGGCGACGCCCCCACCCCTCTGGAGAAGGTCAGACTGAGGCGTCCCCGCCTCCACAAGGATTTGCCATGAGCCTTGCGCCGAGTATCGGATCACAAGGTCCATCGAGATCCACGTATCGATAATGCCTATTCGGTTGAGTGCAGCGTCGCGCACCTCCACCCGATAGCCCATGTGCACCTCATGTCAGTAAGTCGTATAGCGCGGGAATATCTCCACCTTCGCGGAGGGAGTTCCGCTACCGGCGACGAGATCAGCTTGGACAGTCGACGTGCCCACAGGCACCGACCAAAAATTGGGGTTGGCGGACATCAGAGGGAAATAATTCGTCCCCTGGTCGTCCGTGATTGTCTTGTAGCCAGGACGGCTATCGATCGTGAGTGTCCGCCCGTTGGCCAGGCAGTCAGCCCCACCCGGCTGCGCCGGGATGCCCCAGCTCGAACCGTCCGGGCCAGTGAACTTGAAGGACTTCAGAGGTCCGGTAATCGTCCAGACAGGCCAGGCTTCGATGTCGCCCGGATTGTTGACGATGAGCTGGCCTGAGGCCGGCGTGCCGTTACTCAGCTTGATCGGGAAGAACGGGTTGCCTAGGAACGGCGACGGCGTGCCGAAGGTCCAGTTAGCGACCTCTTCCGTGTCCCCGTAGAACCACGGGTCAACGGCAATGAGCTGGATACCGTAGGACACCCAGTCGAAGCCCGAGGTGTCGACGGATTCATTTCCTTCCATGCCGTTCACGTAGTAGCACTTAATGCGGCGGGCCGCTCCGTCCTGCTCGATGAACGTCAGGACACAGAACCCGTTCTTGGGATTCAGCGCACTGGCAAGCTTGCGCTTGAATGAGGTCAGTGTCTTCCGGTCGACCCCATAGACGAACACCGGCAAGAGGATCTGCCGGGCTGCTGCCCTTGAACCTCGGTAGATCGAGCCATCGAGGTTCGGGGAGTCGTCCGTGTGCAGTTCAAACGGAGGCATGTCGAGCCCTGACGCCCCCGGCTGGATCACGATTGCCGGCCACCAACGGTTCTGGAAGCCGGTGAGGGGGATCTCCTCCCCCTCACCATTGCTCCCTGTGATCGACACGTAGGTGTGCTGCCAATCCTCCGGAATCGGGATCAGTGGGTTGAGATCCCACTGCCCACCGTCGGGATTCTGTGGCCCTGCGGGAATCGGCATTTAACACTCCTTGTCGATTACAACGCGGCCATCGTTTCCGCGTACTTCATCGCCCGAAGAACCGCCTGAGTGGTGTTCTCGGACTTGGCTTCGTGAACGTGGATCTCGTACTTCGGACCCACCATCCCGGCCGTGTCCTTGGCGTTGTAGACGCGCTCACCCCCACCGAAATTGATCAACTCAGGACCCCGCTCACCCACCATTGCCATGCCAGGGGAAGCGGAGCGGGTACCGGTCGCGTAACCCTTGATCTTGCTGACCTTGGTGGTTTTCGTGGTCTTACCGCCGACGGTCCTTTCGGTAACCGTGGTGGTAGTTCCCTTTGCCGGGTCAGTCGTCGTGGTGGTAACCGTCGTGACCTTGCGGCCCTTCGAATCCGTCGAATAGGTCGTGGTGACCCTCGTCGTCTTCTTCTTGGAGGTGTTGCCTCCGCCCTTGACCGCCTGGCCTTCACCAGTCAGCCAGGTGAGGAGAGATGCCAGACCGGCACTGACCTGAGTCTTCGAGTTGAAGTGCAGTTTCTTCTTGAGGGTCTTCGTGATCGTGTCAGCGATACCCTCGATCTGCTTCTTCAGCTTGTTGTCCTTCGCGGTCAGACCGTCGACGAGTGACTGAGCCGCCGCCTTGCCTGCCTTGTAGTACGAGCCAGCAACCGACTTTCCGAGGGAATCGCTAGCCGTTCCGATGGCCTTATAGGTCTTGTTGTAGTCGGATACCTGAGCAGCAGTGGACTTCAGTAGCTCCTTCGCCATGGAGTCGCCCTGTTCGGGCCCTGCCTGGGCAATCTCGCTGATGATGTCCTTGGAGAATCCCTTCTTTGTGAGCGCCGAAAGATCGCTCTGGAAGGACTTAATCGCTGCCAGACGCTCGTGCAGGCTGTTGAGGCCGGCAGACGCCGAAACCCCGGAGTCGTTGAACACGTCCGTGAGGGAACGCAGCCCCTTGGCCTTGTCCGAGATGGACGAAGCCATGGCGGACTCGTCCTTCTTGATCTGAGCCAGCTTGGCGTTCGCGTCCTTCAGCTTCGGCGCCAGGTCGGCCCGCTGCTTGACGAGCTTCTGGAGCTGCTTGTTCTCTCCGTCGAGCCATTTGTTCAGGGAGTTCGCAGTCTTCGAGCTGATCCGGTTAGAGGTGAACGCGTCCTTGATGATCTGGTACAGCTTGTTCACCGCGGAGTTCAGCGACGAGACGCCCTTTTCGGCGTCCGCAGCTACACCCGTGGTTCGCTTGCTTCCCGTACCGGTCGCGTATCCCTTGAGAGTCTTGACCGTCGCCAGCTTAGAATCCTGGTGGTTCAGAACGGTTTCCCCGCCCCCGAACTGGACCAGTTCCGGGCCTTCCTCACCGACCCAAGCCCAACCCTTGGCCGCACCCTTGGTACCAGTGGCATAGCCCTTGATCCCAGAGAGAGCCTTGGTCCAGCCCGATCCGTATCTATGGACGGCATAGTTGAGGCCGGCATAAATGGATGCAAGCGGGTCAGTAATACCCCGCTTAAAGTACGGTCCGGCATACGCCTTGAACGTCTGCGGAATGGTCTGCATCAGTCCCTGAGACGGATATCCGGCCTTCGCGTTCGAGTCCGTCAGGTTAATCGCCTTCGGGTTACCCCCGGACTCCACTCCGATCCGGTGAAGGACCAGTGCGAGGTTCGATGGAGAAAGCCCGAGCTGAGCCAGGGCCATCTTCACCTGAGGCGTCCAACGAGACACCGAGGAGCCGACTCCCGGAGTGCTGAGCTGCTTATCCGCGAGCTTGCTGACATCCGGCGCCTTCGTCTTCAGGTGCTTGCCCGAGAAATCGAAAAGCCCCTTCAGGTTCGGAAGACTATCCTTTGCGGTCGACTCGACATCGCCCCAGACCTGCGAGGCATAATCCTTCGGGCTGGTGACAATTTCCTTGAGCACGTTGGCCGTGTCGATTACACCGTCATACTCGCCCTCCACCAGATCCCAGACACCCTTTACAGTGTCGGTTATGGAGCCGATCGGGTCAGTCAGGAAGCTGGTCCCGGAGTCCCAGACGCTCTTTACGGTGTCCCAGACGCCGCCGAAGAAATTCCCCACGACGCTCTTCAGGGTTTTCCAGGAAAGGAGGTCGCTGATGAACGACTCGCCTCGCTGGAGGATGTTGCCCTTGCCCTTCCAAACGTCCTTCCAGAAGTAGTCACCGGCGACAGGGCCGACAGCCCCACCGATAATGCCGATTGCCTGGCTGTAGCCGTCAGGAATTGGGAGCTTCTTGAGGAGATTCCACGAGTCCCGAGACATGAAGTTCTTCATGCCTTCGAGCTTTTCGGCCAAGTCCTTACCGATGAAGTGAGAGCCCGAGGTGCCGGCGCCCACGACGCCGCTCTGAGCGTCGCCGCCAAGCTGCCGAGAAGAGCTGTCCATCGTCATCGTGGCGAGGGCCCCAAGGCCATCCGACGAGATGTTGAAGTTCTTCGACGCCTCAATGAGCTTGTCAAGGCCAAGCTTTCCGAGGATGCCGCCACCGGCGAACTTCATTGCGTGACGGACTCCACCGACACCCTTCTGTCGAGCAATGTGGTTCATCTTGTGAATAAAGGAGTGCCCAACAGCCTCGGTGAACTCAGGCCGCATAATCGATTCGCCACCGGACAAGTGCAGCTCACCAGCCGTGGGGCTGACGAACCTATGCACGTCCCTACCAGGCGTGTAGCCCGGCAGAACACCACCAGTGGCCTTCCTCCTCTTCTTCTTCGAGGAGGACTTAGAGGAACCGCTCTTGCTGTTTCCACCAGGAGCGTGATTGGAGATGTTGTCCAGTCGGGTGTTCAGGATCTCGGCTTCACCGGCCGTGTCACTCAGTGCAGACTTGAGCTTCTTGATCTCCTTGACGATCTTGTCCGTCTGCAACGAGTTGAGCTGACCGATACGGCCAATCAGCGACGACTTCCCCGGACCCACCTTCTTGGTGGTGTCGTCCGTCTCGTTCTTGACGTGCGAGACCTCGCCCTTCAGGGCAGTGAGAGCAAGCCCGTTGAGCTTGTTTACCTGCTTGATCGAGCCCTTGGCAGCGGTCGTGACGCTGTCCGACTTCGCCTTGAGCCCCTTGAACTCGCCCTCGACGTGGTTCAGGTTGTGGTCGTTGAGGGCCGACACAGCCGACTTGGAGTGGTCGACCGACGTCTTGAACGCGTCGTCCTTCTGCGTGAGCTTCTTGAACTCGGTTTCGAGGCCCTGGAGTTGAAGATCCCGGAGGTTCTTCACCGCGGTCTCTGCGTCGCGGACCGCCTTCTCGGCCAGGTCCGCCTTCGCCTTGACACTGGAGTCCTTACCGGCGAACTCGTCGGCAAGCTGCTTCAGGTTCTCGGTCTTGAGATCGCTGATCTTGGTCTTCAGGTCCGAGATCTCACGCTCAAGATCCTTGACGTTCTGCTGGGCTCGGGACGTGTCGAGCTGAAGTTCCTCAGCCTGGCGCCTGGGGCTCTGCGCGGTACGTCGAGCCTGGTAGCCACTCTTGAAGCCGTTGCCCTTGATGGCGGAGACAGCGCCGCTGACCACCCTAGACCCGAACTTTGCGGTGCCCTTGGTGAGCTTGAACGCACCCTTAGCCAGGCCGGCAATAGGTGACATCAGCTTGATGACGCCACCGACCAGCTTGAAGAGCGTGCCGAAGAGGAGAGCCCCGGTACCGATGATCGCCGCGAACTTGCCGACCTTGATAATGAGGTCCGTCAGACCAGGGTGGTTCTTCAGGTAGTCCGTGGTCTTCTTCAACCACCCAGCAAAGATCGTCAGGTCCTTGAAAAGCTCCTTGATGATCTTTGCCGAAGGGCCCTTCAGATCTTTCGCGAGATCCGAGACCGTATTGAGGAGACCGCCCTTGTACTCATAGCCAACGGTCTTATCAACGAAGCCGTGCGCCTTCTTGTCGTAGACCCGCTTCGTGATGGCAGTCTTCTTACCCATGAGGGCTTCGCCGGCACCGGAGTACTCGTAGGTGCCATCCTTGTTCGGCTTGACGAACATGTTGGCCAGGCCGTACTTGCCCTGTTCCCACATGTTCGACAGGCGAGCGCCAATCGTCGCGGAACCCTGACTGATAGCCGAACCAGCAACCTTGGGATCACGGCCGCGCTTCAGGAGGGCGTCAACAATTCCCTCACCAGGGACACCGCCCGTGGTCTTGGCATCAGCCATCCAGTCCATCATCTGAGCCGAAGCGGTGTACTCCTTCGGCAAGGCAATCTTGATGCCCTTCTTCTTCTGCTGGTCGAGCTTGGCCTGGATTTCCTTCTTGGTGAACTTCCGGTCCGTGAATCCGAAGGTCTCGGCGAGTTCCTGAATGGGGATACCGGCATTGTCGGCAAGAGACTTGACGTTGCGCAGGGACGCGCGGTCAGCGTCCTGCATGATGCTGACGGCGTACATGGCACGGCCCACCTGAGCGGGGTCCGTAATACCGGCGAACGCCGAGAGGTTACCGATGGCCTCAACAAGCGACGTGGCGCGCTTCGAAGCCTCCTTGGACGAACGACCGTGCGCCTTGCCAGCACGGGCATACTGAGTGCCGTACTTGAACATGTCCTCGACGGAATACGGGGTCGCCGTACCGTAGGTCTTCAGCTCGTTGATCTGCTTCGCCGTGTCCTTGTTGGACACGCCCATTCGCTGAAGAGCGGTCTGAGCCTGCATCATCGAGTCAGCCGCGGAGACACCCAGGTACGACATGGCGCCGGCAGCAGTCAGCAGAGGCGTAACCACGTTCCGCGTGATGGTGCGTCCGAAGTCGCTCATGGTGGAGCCGAAGGCAGACACCTTCGTCCCGACGCTATGCACCGCGCCGGTCCAACTCTTCTCCACCTTGCGGGCGTTGCCCTGGAGAGTCCGGACCGTAGCGTTGTTCTGCCGGATCGTGTCCAGAGCCGCAGCCTTTTGAGCCTTCGCGGTGTTGAGAGCACCCTGAACCGCAGCGACGTCCGCCCTACGCTGCGTCTCCATCTGGGAGAGGATCTGAGCCTTGCGGGTGTTGTACCCCTCCGTGTAGGCGGCCTGAGCCTCACGAGCGGCAGTCTTCTGCGCAGTCGCCTCCATGGACGCCTGGCGGATGATGAGCTTGGACAGGGAGGAGATCTGAACCTCACGGGCCCGCGCCTGGCGCGCTACCTCAGCGGCCTTCTCCTTCTCGGCGGCGAGCACGGCCTTAGCCGATGCCGCAACCTCCGCCCTCTCCGCAACAGCGATGCGGGCGTTGGACTGCTCCACGTACTTGGCAAAAGCAGCCTGCTGCCTCTCCCGCTCGGCAAGCTGCTTCGCCTGGGCAGCCGTCACAGCCTTCATGGCCTTGAGGTAGCTAGCAGCCTCAGAGTTGGAGAGCTTCTTACGGGCCTCGATCGCGGCCTTCTCGACCTCGACCCGCTTAGCGGCCTCTTCCCCGTATTGGGCAGTGATCCACGCCTGGAGCTTTGCCTCAAGCTTGGCAGTCTGCTGAGCAAGCTTCTCGCGAGTACCAGAGAACTTGGCAATGGCCTCTTGTGCCCTGTCCAGCTCGGCCTTCAGCTCAGCCTGATTCATCTCGGGGGTGATCAGGATGAATGCGGAACCAACCTGAATCCTGCCCTTAGTCGACATCGGCTCCCCTTAGAGGTTGTTCATTCGGTTGAAGAAATCCACCACCTCATCCGTGGAGGCGTGCGCGTATGCGGAGGGCTCAATCTCGGTGATCTCCTCGCCCGGTCGCGGGAGCGGAGTCGGCATGGGGATGTCCTCCCCGTCCTCGCCTGAATTGGCTTTGATGAACAGCCAGTTGTTCAGCTCAAGGGCGTCAGAGATGCGAGCCAACAGATAGTCGGACTCGGACCATTCGGCGGCTTCATCAACGGTGGCCGCCAACACCGAACGCCCTGTCTGGCGAAGCAGAGAGTTGATCAGGACGGAGATTCGACGTAGAGAGAGCCGCCCACGCCACAAGTCCAGAAGGTCAACCCCGAAGTGCTGAAGCAAGTCCGCTTCAAGCTCCTCGGGGTACTTCCGAATGACGTAGACGGCTCGGCTCAGTTTCCCGTCGAGGTGTTGATCTTGTCGTTGAACGCCTGGAAGTCACGGATGGTCGGGCGGGTACGGCGGTACTCCTGCCACTGCTCCTCGCCCAGGACGATGCGGACGGCCTCAAAGTCGTTGTCGGCAAACACGACGTCAACCGGGTAGTCCATCGGGGACGGCAGGGTGTAGACCTTGCCGCCGTGCTCGACCTCGATCACGTCACCGCGGGCCTCAGCCTCGGCGGCAACCAGCTCGGCGCCGGCGTCGGGAACCTCAACGGTGTCAACGGACTCAACAGGCTCGTCGGCAGTCTTCTTAGCAGCAGCCATGGGAACTCCAAAGGAAGCAAAGGGGTTTGGGGTGAGAGAGAGTGCCGGGGACTACGAGCCCTCCCCGGCAGGGGCAGGAATTAATTCAGACGTCAGGACATGGCCTGATTGGTCAGGACGTAACCGAGGGAACCGTTGGAGTCCAGCGCCTCAATGGTGAGCTGGTACTCCTGAGCCGCCGTACGGACGAGCGTGATAGCGCCGCGGTCCTGGACCATCGCCCGAGGGATAACCACTCGGTTGTGGATGCCGTTCTGCGACCAGTCCACGACGAGCGAGATCTCCTGAAGCGTCGGGCTGCTGGAGAGGTCGAGTCGGTAGCTGCCGGTCGGGTTGCCGCCTCCGTCGAGAACCGGAGCCCAGTTGGCGCCGTAGAAAAGCTCAGTGGTGCTGATGCTGGTCTCAGCAAACGTGGCCGAGATCGAGAACGTAGCGGACGTGACGTTGTACAAGACGGGAACTGCGCTCTGCCAGACGTTCACCGGGTCCGTGTTGACCTGGGGAGTGATGGTGACACCCGCGTCAGTCACATAACCGAGCGTGGTGTATCCGGTCGGGGGAGTCGTCCCATCGCCCACATCGGTGGGCAGGGTGACGCCAACGGCCGGCGCCATGTAGACGTAACCGCTCGGCGCAAACCGAATCTTGGTGGTGTCGACGTTCGAAGACATAGAGGCTCCTTTGGGGGGAAACAAAAAACGGCCCCAAAGGGGGCCGTGAGGCTGAGGAGTTCAGGCGTTAGTCGTCAGCGACGAGGTATAGGCAGACTTCGCCCGTGTAAGCGGGCTCAAGGGATTCCTTGTCGGGATGCCAGTGCGGCGCTGAGATCTCGTGCACGTCGAGCACCAGGGCGCCCTTCAGGGCCTTGCTCGGAAGCTGCTCAAGTAGGTACTCGCGCACGGTGTATGCGAGGGCGCCGGCCTCGGCCGCGCTCTGGCCGTACACGTCGTAAAGGACGTCCATACGGTCCATGCGGTCCCGCTGCATGCGGGCTCCACCAGACTGGATGACATAGACGGTGGTCTCACCGACATTGCGGCCTACGAGGGTGCCTGTCACCGCGTCCGTAGGGATGTCAGGGAACGATCTCAAGAACTCGATTACGAGGGGGAGCGGATCAACTCTCAATCAATGCGCTCCTTCTCTAGAACTTCCTTGAAGAAGAACCGGCCCGCGTGCCTGTGTCCTGCCGGATCGCGGTAACCCTGCTCCTGGAGCATCGCGTGTCGAGCCCGCTCGTTCTCTTCAACCACGACGTAGCCGACCCATTCACGGTCGACCTCTTCGACCATGGGCGTGATGTTCTTCTTGATGGAGAACTCGTCAGTCGTCACGTGAGGGCCGCGAGGGGCAGCCTTGATCATCTTTCCGGCAAGCTCACCAGTCTTGGCGGATACCAGAGCCCTGACTTCTCCGGAGTGCATGAGCTTGGTTTCAAAGCCCATGTCGGTCTCGAACGTGAAGCGAGCGTTTGAGGATCTGGTGTACTGCTTTCCGCGCTTCGGCATTACTTAGTCACCATCCTCACGTCGAGCATCGTGTATTGGCGGGAACCGAGCCTCCACCTCCACGCCTCCCCCTCGGGATGCCATGTGTTTCCCTGAAACTGGATTCGGTCAGCGGAATCGACATCAACATCGCCGGGGAGGTAGAGCGTCGCCCTGTTGAGGGCGGTCTCACGGGAGGACTCGTCCGCCTTCCACGCACGCCGGTAGGGGACGCCGGCACCCATGCCGGACCACACTTCGGTCTGGTTACCCCAGTCCCGGTGCTTCCCGTAGTCGTCGGTGACGAGCTGGGCGCGGTAGACGGTTATACGGTCGTTGAATAGCGCCATGTGATCTCCGGTCGGTCTGGCCTGTGGGCCTCGGATCGGTGCAGGGAGATCGACGCAACACGCTGCCTGTACTTGGACAGCATCGACTTTGCGGCCTCGGAGAGGCCCGAGTTGTACGCGGTGGCCGCGTACTGAACTTCCAAGTCGCCTGTCTTCTCCATGACAGTGCCAGGGGATACGGAGAGCCACCGGATCACTTCAGAACAGACAGCCGCCCTCACCGCGGCTGGCACAGCCACCCAGCCCCAAGAGGCTGTAACTGTGGCCGTGGTGTACGCGGGAGCGTCACGCAGATAGAGGGTGGACCCCATGACCTTCCATTCGTCGGTCGTGAGGTCTCTGTCCTCGTACTCGTCGTGCAGGGTGAGGGACGTGATGACCAGGTTGGGAGACAGAGAGGGGGCCAGTAGAGCCTGACCCCCCTCAACCACCAGATCGAACGTCTCGTTGGTGTGCTGCTGGAAGTCGTTCCGGCAGTAGTCAGTGACCAACCCTGTGGCGTCGTCTATGAAGGCGGTGATCCGAGCGGCCTCCGTGTCGTCTGCGACGGGCCTCCCGAGACGGGCGACCACATCGCTAAGGGTTACGAAGGCCATCCAGATCAGATGATCTCGGACTCGGTGACGGTGACAGTCGAGTTGTGCGTGTTGATCGCGGCCTCAACGTTGCGAGCAACAACAAGCTGCTCAGGGCGAATCACCTTGGCGTCCCAGATAACACGGGACTTGATCGCGTCGGTGAAAGTCGCCTGCGGCTTGTAGGCCTCCATCTGCGCGAACGGAATAACCACCGAAGTAGCGGCGGTGGAACCCATGAACAGGTCCACGGCGCCAAACTTGGAGTTGCCCTTCTTGATCAGAGGGTTGTTCGGCCGGGTGTGAGAACCGAGCGTGTTAGCGACGGTGACCGGAACACCGAGAATGGTGCCGATCGCAGCCGGGCCGTTCGGGATGACCGGGCTACCACCGTAAACCTGCGCTTCCACGAACTTGGGGTCCTGGAGCAGGAGCGAACGCATACGCGGCGAGATGAAGAGGAACCGGTCCGCAGGGGCAGACTTGATGTCGAGGTTTTCGAGCATCGCAACCACGTAGTCATAGACCGACAGGAAGCGGTTCGCCGCCTTGCGGGTCGTGTTGTCACCGGTCGGGGCGTCCGTGATCTCGTCAATGGTGCCGTGCAGAGCAGGCAGGCCGGTAACGACCGCGTTCGGGTCCGCCGCGCCATTCAGGTCCTTGCCGGACACAGCCGCGAGAAGGGTAGAGGCAACAATCTCGTCCAGCTTGACCGCCATAGCGCGGGCTCGCTGAGCAATCAGGTTGCTCATCAGGTCAATGCCCTGCTTGGTCTGGAGCTGGTGCAGAGCATCGACTTCGATGTTGAAGGACGAACCCTTAGCAACTCGCATGTCGATGTACTGGAGCGAAGCGTGGTCGGCCGCGCCGATCGCGCCGTACGCCGGCACGAGGCCCTTGTCGAGAACCTGATCGTTGACGAAGTGCGGGATGTGGACGACATCGCCCTCACGCCGGAACTCGCCCTCGTACTGTCGGTTCGTGAATCGAGCGGACGCGAGGACAAGCTCCTCTTCGAGATCCTGGAGAAGTTCCGCGGTCCAGATCTCGGGAATGAAAGTGGTACCGGAGTTAGCCTGAAGACCAGTCTTGGTCTGAGTGTTAAATCCTGCCATGTGTTACCTCACTGGATAGGTCAGATTTCACCCCTGAGAAGCGCGTCAAGGCGGCCGTCCTGGCGGGCCTTGTTGATTTCCGCGGGGGTCATGTTGGAGAGATCAGCTCGGGTGAGCTGGTTAGCGCCGGGAGATCCCTGGCGGCCAAGACCGATGTCCTGGCGAAAAGCGGGAGAGGATTCCCGCTTCGGGAGCGACGACACGAACTCAGAAAGCGCGTCGGCATTGACCTGTCCGTCAGAGACGAACCGGGACATGTTGAGGAAGTCAGCCGGGGGAAGGTCCACCCCGGCATTCGCGGCCAGAGCGCGAAGCTCGGCCTCAGCAAGTCGAGTGCCAACCTCGGAGAGTGCGGAATTGCGACCCTCAGCCCTTGCGGCCTCAAGCGCCTTTTCCGTGTCCGTCATGGTCTGCTGCTTGAACGTGTCTCGCTCAGCAGACGCGTCCTTCCACCGCTGCTCATTCGTGCGGGAAAGGGACTTCCACTTGTCGACTTCGGCCTGAAGGCTTTCGAGAGTCGGGGTCTGCTGCTGGGACGTGTCGGTCGACTGTCCCGCTTCGGCGCCCGTGGAAGTGCTCTGGTTGTCGTCACTCATTGATCCACCCATCCATTTCGGTGCTCGGGCATAAAAAAAGGCCGCCATTTCGGCAGCCGTCGTAATGCGTTGTTGAGGTTAGGCCGGGTTCTGTTTCCGGGCCTGATTGCCGCTGTTGCCCTGCGGCGGCTTCTGTGCCGTCTGCTGGGCCTTCTGCGACATGCCGGGAGGTCCGGCAGGCTTATCGCCGGGCTTGTCGCCGGCAGGGTCCTGCTGCATCGGCATGGGGTACTTCTTCGCCAGTTCCATTGCGGATTTGGCGTCGGCTTCCCTCATGTCTGCAAAGCGGGATATCTGCTGCGGCGTGTAGCCGGCATCGGAGAGGAGTTGGTCTCTCGGGACACCGATCATCTGAAGCTTCAGAAGGGCGTCCATGTGCTGTGCTTCGGTGCGGTTCTCGGGGTCCTTCCAGATGGTCTCTGCGGACCACGCTTCCGAGCGGGCATCGCCCATGACTGCGAAGCAGAGCCGCATGACCTGTTCCCAGGCTTCTCCGAAGTGGAGCATTCGCTCTCGGGTCTTGGCTATGAGACCGGCCTCCGCCGCGGTGATGGACTCACCGGAAGGAATCTGTCCACCACCATTGATGAAGTAGTGGAAGGGGATTCTGGAGATCGAGGCCATGTGCTGAACAAGCATCTCGATCAGAACCACGTAATTGCTCAGGTTGGCGGCCTCGAACTGGCCGAACTTGGCGTTTGGATCTTCCGCCTGCAACAGTTTGTCCACTGCGACCTTGAACGGCTCGACGGGGTTACCGTGGTCGTCCTCAACGATTTCCAGGCCGGTGACGTACCGCTGGGGCCAGGCCGCGTACTCGGACGCCACCAGGGCGTCAGCAACCGTCTTGTTGATGGCGTCCTGAATCGGAACGACCACGTGAAGGTCTGAGACCGGATCACGGAGAAGACGGGACCTGTTCGTGATGGGAACCACCGGAACGACACCCAGAGGATTCTTCGAAACCTCCTTAGCCTCCCATGAGTACGAGCCCTTGGCGAACGTGTAAACGCCCTCGGGGAGCCACAGCGTTACCCACTGCCGTCCCCAATCGTCGTAGTAGAACTTGGCTGCGGCGTCGATCTCTCGACGGCTACCAGGCTTGTACTGGACGATGAAGTTCTCGGCGGACTCAATCGTGATGGTGGGCTTGCCCTGCTTATCAGCCCACACGACCGCATAGCTAACGCCCTGAATCATCGCGTCGAGCATTGCGGCATTCGACTCGGAATCCATCGCGTTGCGCTGCCAAATGTCCCGAGCGTCCTTGTCCGCGTCAGGCTCGTCCGTCATCCGGAAGCCGTCGACATACAGGCGCTCGTTAACCGAGTCCACGATCATTCCGCAGAAGTTGTCCCTCCACGTGTCGAACGTGGAATGGAACTGATCGAAGTGGCGGACCTGAGCGAACATGAGCCGCTGGTGATAGCCGTCGTAGTACTGGCCGTAGATCTGGTAGGTAGCCTTGCGTCGAGCAAGCTTGGAGAACAGCCAGTCGAGCCACTGTTCCGGGGTGGCCGGCGCCAGACCCGCGGGCACTTCATTTGGCGAAGTGTCGATGCTGAGAACGCTCAAAATCCAACCACCCTAGCTCTACGTCGTTTAAGCCGCCCATCCGCGATGGCGTCAGCCCTCGCCTCGAATGCGAGAACTGCACACACCGCAAGGTCGATCTTCTTTTTGGACCTCGGAGAGTCCTTGGTAATGAGAAAGCCCTGAGGCACTTCCCGAACCACGGCATTCAGCACGTGGCGGGTAAGGTCGTCGTCTCCGTCGTGCAGAACGTCACGGACCATCGCAGCGGTACGGAATCGCTCGACTGCCTGAACCATGCGAGTAGGTTTGTTGGTCCAGAACTCGAATACGAAGTCGTCGCCCCATTCGAGAGCCCAACGGCCGATGTTCTCTTGCCAGTAAGGCGGGTCGGCATACATCCACTCAACCCGGTACGTCTCGAAGGCCCGCTTAACAGCGGCCTCAACAGAGAGAACGTCGACTTCCCAGTCAGGTTGGTTAGGGTCCCGTGGGTTCTCCCACACGCCGATGACGAACAGCTTCCCGTCCCTGAGTCGGCACCCGACAAGGCCCGTCGCGTCACCGCGGATCGAGCCGTCAAAGCCAATGGCTATCTGATCGCCGGGCTTGATGGGATCGCCCTCGTTGAAGCATGTGTCCCATTCAGACTTAGACATCCAGCCGTCAGAAGACTCGGCAATGGTGTTGAAGAAGAAGCGCAGGTATGTCGAATCAGGCGTCGTACGGTCGTGGAGGATCGTTCGAGTCAGGCCGGGAATGTCAGCCCAAGTCGCGTCGCCGTATGCCTGTATGAGGGCCTGGCTGACCTTCTCTGCGTCCCGCAGCTCGTCTTGCTCGATCAGGCCCTCGATGCAGTCGTACAGCCAGTAGCCCGCACGGACCATCTCTGACTCGTGGATCTGCTGAGCGACCGAGTCCTCATTGGGGTTGTAGGCGTTGGTCGTTGTGACCCAACGCGAACCGGCAGAGGTCGTCTTCTCGATGTTTCGCTTGATGGTCTGGTAGAAGTCTGGGCCGCCATTCGAGCCCACCCAGTGATGGACCTCATCCATCAGGGCAAAGGTCGGGCGGTTACCCTCGTTGGTTCGGCCGGCAGTCGCCTTCGGCTTGATGGAGCCGGGCTTACCAGACTTGAACTGGACAACGGCCTTACCGATGTCGAGGTTGAACTCCTTCTCGGCTGGAGACTCCGAGAGCATTCCTCGGATCATCTCTAGCGTCTGCTCGGTCTGGTCGTACGCCGTGGCGCCGATCTGGACCGTAGGCAGCGGAACCCGCTTGGCTACCGGGAGACCAAACGCGTTGAAGTGGCTGAACCTGCAAGGTCCGATGAACTCGACAATGGCCATGGACGCCAACAGAGGCGTCTTACCCCAGCCCTTGGCTCGTCGTAGGGTGCCAGCGGAGAACTTCCATGTGCCATCGGGGTTGATGGCGTAGAACCACAAAACGAAGCGGAGCTGTTCCTTAGTGAACTGCCAAGGCTCACCAGCTCGTTCGCCATCAGGCTGGACAATGTATTTCTGAGCCCAGCGGATGATTTCGTATCCGAGCGTTTCCTTGGGGGAGGGAACTCCCTCGGGCAGATTGCCAGTCTGCAAGGGCGTTCACCTCTATTCAGTCATTCAGGAGTCGAAACAGCTCCTCATCCAGATCAGTCGTGGTGGCCTCAGTGCCGGCCGTCTCTTCGGCCTGGTCCTGGTCCTGGTCGTCCTCAACGGACATGCGCAAGCGGGCGCGGTCCTCGACCGTGGCGCCCCACTTGGAAACCCTCTGCCGGATCTCGCCGGCAACCTTGGTGTCGCCCTGATAGAAGGTGTCCACCAACTTTGTGGTGATCTCCAGCTCTGCCCAGTCGGTTTCAATCCACTTGCCGGCCTGCGGCGAGGTGGCCCACGTCTTCCAGAACCTCTTGGCTCCTGCGGTCTTGATGCCGAGGCCAGGAGGGAGGGCACGGCCCTCGGTGGTCGAGCTGCTGAGCGACTGTGCGTGCTCGTGCTTGTTGCGCCTCTGCGCGTTTTCCTTCGGCTGGGGTCCTCTGGTCACGGGAGTCTCACCGCCTCGGGGTCGAGCCCGTAGAGGTCCCCCAGCTCGTCCAGCTCGAACAGCGCGTCCTGACGCCACCCGGACCGCTCCTGTGCCTTGGTCGGCCGCCGCACGGGCGTGGCCGGCGCACAGAAGTCGTAGGGGCAGTCAGGGCATGCACCGCGGCAGGCAGACATGGGGGAACCTCCGGAAGGAATGAATTAGATGCGGAACGGCTGGATCGTCAGCTCGGCGTTGTCCACGTCGACGTGGAGGATCGGGCCGTAGTCGGCCACTGCGTACGGACCGAAGATCTGCGAGGCACCCGCCGCGAGGGTCTTGGTTCGAGGTGCCGGCGCGAAGCCGTCCACCGTGCGATCCAGATGGACCGAGAACGTGTGGGACGTGGCACCCGTGTTCTTGACGAGCAGGATCGTGGAACCGCTGTTGACCACAGAGTTGAAGTTCACTGCGTCACCGGGGACCGCAGCCGGAACGCTGACTCCCGTTCGGTCGGACGTGGTTACCGGGATCGCTACACGCGCAGCCATATGGCCTCCTGGGTTCTAAGGAATGAAAAAACCCGGCCCTCAAGGGACCGGGTGGGTTATTTGCTTAGCTATGGCCACGTTCGGTGTATGTCTTCCGTTTGTGGCAGGTCCGACATAGAACCCAAAGGTTGTCCAGCTCCCACGAACCACCGCGGGCTACCGGGACGATGTGATCCACCTCAAGGTGCTCCCTCGCCCCGCACTGCTGGCAGGTGAACCGGTCTCTGGCAAGGGTTCTGGCCCTACGCCGAGACCAGTCAGAGGGCCTCGAAGCATTTCGAGCAGACGCTCTATCCCAGCTCTTCCGGAGCTGGTGTTCTCCGCAGCGACCGTCTCTCACGGTCGGGGTGAGGCAGCCCGTGTTCAGGCAGATGCTCTTGGCCCTGGGCATGTCCCTCCCTGAGGTCTGAGGCCCCGGCCGGGTTCTGGTCTGGCAGCCGGGGCCGTCTCCCGGACGGCTCATCTGGAGCGGGTCACGCTCAACAGAGGGTCAACAGGAGATGCTTATGAGATCTATAAGTATGACTTTTTAAAGTCTGTCTACAGCCAAGTAGACAAGAACTTCTTAACGCTCTCTAACACTGTGTCTTGGTCGTTCGTTCGCTCGTTTCACTCGCTCTCTCACTAAGGATGTCGGTGTCAAAGCTGTTGGTCTGTGACGCGAGTTGGGGGAAGTGAGATCGAGGTCACACTCTCAAGGTGTGACGTTGCTCCGTCCCAGGTCGCTTGGCAGGTAGGGCTTGAAAGTGTGGCGGCGAAGGCTGTAGCTTGTCTCAAGATCGCAGCACCCATGCCCACCAGTGATGAAACCGAACTCACTGACCGCCCAGTGACGAAACCACACTGACAGGACTCGGAAAAGATGACGAAACTGCCGGACAACCCGGAGCTATTGAAGCTCTACAGGAACGGATTTTCCGATAAGGAAATTGCCGTGCAGTTCGACGTCACCGTTCAGGCTGTCAATTTGCGACTTCAGCAAATGGGCATTAAGCGTGCGCCTTTCCGGACTGTGGCAAAGGAAATACTCGAAGCCGCGTGGCCTTCGATAGAGACACGACGGGGTGAATTTATTCACCTGAATCGTGCGCGTGATCTCTATGCATTCCTGCGTCGGCAACTCGGAGACCCTGCGCTCACTAAAAATCAGCGCACTGCCGCAGAACGATTCGATCGTCTGATCAGGTCGCAGAATGCCGTTATGGACCTCCAGCCTGACGCCCCAGGCGGACCGTGGGTTCTCCTGCCTCGCAAGCCCTCAGACGGGCGTATGGTCATCCGCTGGCCCGAGGGCCGCGATCTGCCCAAGGGGGAGCTTCGGGCCGCACTGGACCTCCCGGACGAGCCCGAGGATTAGACTTCGTCCAACTCCCCGCGCGTAGATTGACTTGGACCTCCCACACCGAAGGTGGCGGGAGGTTTTTTCATGTCCGAAGGCCCGTTCGGCATTACCGTACGGGCGTTGTTGCATCTTGTACTTTTAAACTTCCTTGACTGATCACGCACTGTAGTCACAAGCGGAAGCTACTCATCCGTAGGTGTCCGTACTGCCCGATTGGTGCCAACCTTGATCGCCCAGTGTCACAGTTTCAAGATCAGTAAGACGGTTGTATGTGACACCGAACACGTTTTGGTGTCTCACCTGCGGAAACTCGGGGTTTTAACGCGTTCCTAACCTTGCTACGTTGATTCACAGGAGCTTCACAACGGCTCCCTACACGTGACGGACAGGACCCCCGCAGGGGGTTGGGGCTTGGGGAGCGTTATGACGCTTGAGCTGGGAGTCGAGGACTCTGGTGCGATCCCGAAGGCGGTCCTGGGTAGCCAAATACCTCATGTGCGCGACAAGGAAGATGTGCCGCATGAACACGCCATCCCGGACTTCTACGGACTCCAGCGCGGTTCCACTCTCAGTGAGTTCGTGGCAGCCGTAGAGAGGGAGCAGGCTCTCCGCAAGGAGCTGCGCGACCTGATCGCCACGTGCACGGACATGGGCTGCATGGAGGACGACGAAGCGTTCGGACTTCTGCTCCTTCACACGCAGGCCAAGCCTGCTGGAGCGTCTAGCTATGTAGTCGAGTACCTGGACGTGATCATGTCCGATCAGATGGGCGAGGAGGGGCACACCCGTCTCACGAGCATCCGCGACCGGTTGGTGGCGGCCGGGAACGCCATCGATGTGGAGCGACTGAGCTTCGATCGACCCCACCCCGAACTCGACGGCAGTAGTTCATTCAAGATCATTCGATTTGCGAGGCGCATTTGAGCATTGAGACGCAGCCGAGAAGTGTCAGTCAGGTAGAGCAGTACGAGAAGTGTGCATGGCGCTTCTACCTCCAGCGGGTAGAGCGCGTGGTCCCCAGGCCCGCGGCTTGGAGCCACCACGGGACGGCCTTTCACAGCGCCGCTGAGGCGTTCGAGAGGTCGTCTCGTGCGTTGGGGGCCGAAGAGGTCGCAGAGGTCTTCCACGACGAGTACACGGCCTTGACGAACGAGGCTCTGGAGAAGGAGCCCAACACTGACGTGTGGCTGGCTGCGGGCCGCTACACGGGCGGAGAGGACATCGAGCGCCGCTACTTCCTGGGGCTGGAGCACACGCGGGCCTACGTCGAGTGGAGCCTGAACAACGAGCCAGCCATCTGGAAGCAGATGGACGGGACGCCGGCACTGGAGCTGTCCTTCATGGTCGAGCTGGGCGGCATCAAGGTGCGCGGCTTCATCGACCAGGCCCTCAATGAGGGTGAGGGGACTGTGAGGGTCCGGGACCTCAAGACAGGCAGCATGAAGAGCAAGTTTCAGTTGCAGTCGTACTCCGTGGCGATGCGGCAGCAGTGGGGCGTGAACGTCGAGCTGGCTGACTGGTACCTCGCCAAGACGGGCAAGCTGTCCCGGCCGGTGAAGGTGTCCGAGGTATCTGAGGACGAGATCGGGCAGCGGTATGCCGACATGGACGCCCAGGTGAAGGCCGGCAACTTCCCGGCGAACCCTGGATTCGACTGCCGGTTCTGCGACGTGTCGCACGCGTGCATATTTTTTTCGGACAGAACTTGAAACTGCGACGCGGGCCCTGTATCTATGGAAGTAGGGAAAGGAGCACGACATCAATAGCTGGCACCACGCAGTTTCAGCGGCCCGCAAATGGGGCGGCGAACCTGAGTTGTACTTGCCGATAGAAGAGTTCATCGACTCCTCTAAGAAGATCCTGGGCGATGTCCGCCACCGGTCCATCTATCACCACACGGAAGGCGTGTGGCTGGTACAGCGCATCTTCGGAAACACGATTGACGTGCCGAAGGGCGATCGGATTGTGAAGGTGCCGACTCGGCTGATTGCTGAGCGGCACATTCTTGAAGACCTGGGCTGGCTCCCTTCGCCGGCCGACTACATCAAGGGAATGCCTGTCGAGGGCTGGATGTCCGGCTCTAAGCGTAAGGAAGTCCCCTTGGCCACCCTTCTCCTCAGCCAGCCTGGAGCCGCTGAATGACCAACCTTGTGAAGTCGAACTTTCTCGGTATGCCTGTCTCGGGTGAGCTGCGCGAGGGCTCCTCTCGCGTGGACCAGAAGCCCGTTGAGGACCTGGCCCCGCTCCTTCAAGCCCTCCTGAACGACCCGACCATCACTGAGTTCGGGTGGACCCAGTACACGCCCTATTTCAACGATGGCGATGTCTGTGAGTTCAGCGTCGGTGAGATCTGGGTTCGCACCACTGAAGAGGTGGACAACGAGAAGCGCGAGTACGACGACTACGACCTCTCCCTCTGGAACCATCCGAGCCTTGGCCACGGCGTATACGACTACGTAGGCGAAGGGTGGGAGAGTCAGTACGTCGAGGTCGGTTACGAGGGGACGGACGAGAAGCGCTATCGGCGCGTCAAGGCCCTCAACGAGGCCATCACCAGCGGGCAATACGAGTCGGCCCTTCTCAACGCCTTCGGGGATCACGCCCTGGTGACCGTCCGGAAGGACGGCATCGAGGTTGAGTTCTACGAGCACGACTAAGGAGAACCCCCATCTACAGCCTTCCACAGTCGGTGTTGGTCAAGGGAGCGGCAGGGGAACCGCTCCCTTCTCCATTTGTGGGCCTGGCTCGTCATGAGGTCGAGTTCCGGCGCGGTGAGTTCTCGCTCGTCGCTGCCGGACCCGGCACAGGCAAGTCACTGTTCGCCCTGAACCTGGCGCTGTACGGGAACATCCCGGTGATGTACTACAGCGCCGACAGCAACGCCGCTACCCAGCTCACCAGGGCCACGGCCATCCTCACGGGCGACAACGTGAGGGACGTGAAGAGCCGGCTCCTGAAGGACGAGTTCGGGGAGTACCTGAAGTACCTCGCGAAGCGGTGGTGGATCAGGTTCAACTACGAGGCTCGACCCACGCTCATGACGATTGAGCGTGACCTCAAGGCATACCGCGAAGTGTTCGGCATATTCCCGCACTTGATCGTGGTGGACAACATCACCAACGTGGCCGGCGACGCCGCGAACGACAGCGCGGAGTCCTTCACCTTCGGCTTGGAAGCCATGTGCGAGTACATGTCTGACATGGCTCGGGTCACCGGCGCCCATGTCCTGTCCCTGCACCACGTAACGGGCGAGTACTCCGATGGTCTCCAGCCCATCCCGCTCTCGGGCGTGAAGGGCAAGATCGGCCGTGTCCCGAATGTGATTCTGACGATCCATAAGGAAATCGACGGCATGGACGGGAGAATCCTCCACGTCTCCCCGGTCAAGAACCGGGAAGGTTTCGAGGACTCATCTGGACAAACCTTCTCGTCCTACGAGTTCAACAAGGTGAACATGCAGCTCACGGACGTGGCAGGCGGCCTCTAAGTAATCTACGTCACACGGAATCGAGGCTTCCGAAACTTGAAACTGCGACGCCCGCGATCTATGTTGGTAATAGGGAAAGGGGAGGGGAAATGAACCGAACTTGCGGATACGACCTCAAGCGCGAAATCGTGGATGTTCTTCTCAATGAGAACCCGCAGATCTCGGGCAATCAGATTCAGAAGGCCGGTGGGGGTGTAGTCGCTCTCGTTCTCACAGTTGAGAATGCGAAGCGAATGCGGGTCTACCGTCTGGCGAAGGAACTGAAGTTCCACACTCGCTACAGCGCCGCTCAGGTCGTCGCAGTGTCGATGCCGACCGAATCCGGGCCGGCATGGGAAGTCCTCCCCCTATCTCATCTCCAGAGCCTTGCCGATGAGGCTGTCTCCCTCAAGAACCAGCTCAAGCTTGAGGCGGCTCTGAGGCCGCGTGTCTAAACCTCGTGCCGGATACCGGCAGTGCACGCGATGTCAGAAAAACCGTGCGGAGAAATTCTTCACCCCGAAGGGTCGGGTGTGCTCGACCTGTAGGAAGTCGACTCGAAGGGCTGCGTCACACGAATCCCGTGTGACCAACACCTACGGTCTAGCGGCTGGGGAATATCAGGCCCTCTTCGAGTACCAAGGCAAGGTCTGTGCCATCTGCACGGAGCCGAGGCGATACCGGCTCGACGTAGACCACGACCACAAAACCGGCCTCGTACGCGGACTCACCTGCCGGGCCTGTAACCGGAAGATCCTCCCGTACGCCAAGGACAATCCCGCAATTCTGCGCAATGCAGCCGCTTACCTAGAAGACCCTCCAGCGTCCCGATTGCTTGGGCCGCGGTACCACGTGGATAACCGAGAGGCAGACGATGTCTGAGGCGAGCATCAAGTTCGACTACCGCAAGTGGCGTGGTGAGAAGGAATACATGGGCTGCGCGAACCGCCAGTACAACTTTCCCGTTCACGTGAGGCGGATCGGTGACCAGCCGGCAACCGCAAGCGGTCGTTAGGCCACCAATTGCTGAGGTGCTGAAGCACTACTACTCAATAGATGTGAAAGAGCGGGCAGGGTGGTCCAAGATCCCCTGCCCGCTTCACGTGGACGAGAATCCCAGCGCCTCAGTGAACACAGAGAAGCAGCGATGGAACTGTTTCGTCTGCGATGTCTCTGAAGACTCGATAGACGTTGTAATGCGAGAGGAAGGACTTGGCTTCCGAAAAGCTCAGCTCTGGGCACATGAACGGTTCGGTGGAGGCGGCTCGGACGTACTTCCAGCAGTTCAAGGGGAGTCCGGCCGAGGAGTACATCAAGGCTCGCGGCCTGGGAGACGTGGCCGAGAAGTTCCGCCTCGGATACGTCGGTTCGGCGCTGACTGGTCATGAGCAGCGAACGGGAATGCTGGTTCTCCCGTATCTGCGGCCGGCAGGCGGACCCCATGGCGTCGCCACCGTGCGATTCAGGTGTATCGCTGACGAATGCGTGAAGGACGAGGCAGGTAACTACTTCGCCCCCACCCGCAAGGAAAACCACGACAGTCACAAGAAGTGGTACGGGAAGTACTGGGGTCTCCCCGGTGACGCGCCCCGGCTCTTCAACACGACGGCTCTCATCACCGAAACCCCGTTCATCGTCGTCACCGAAGGCGAGTTCGACGCAGCGGTCTGGGAATCCGTTGGGGTGCCGGCCATCGCCTATCAGGGCACCGGCGCATGGCGAGACCACTTCATCCCGCCCCTGATCGGATTCGAGACCGTTTACGTGATCGCTGACGGAGACGAGCCGGGAATCAAGGCGGCCGAGAAGCTTGCCGCCCTTCTCCCCAATGCCAAGGTCATCGTCTTCACCGATGGCCACGACACCAATTCATTCCTTCATGAGTACGGGGCTGCTGCCCTGCGAGAAAGGATCGGCCTGTGAAGTCGAAGTGGAAGCCCGGAACGCGAGTCCGGGTGAAGGCCACCCTGAAGGACGGGACGGCCGGCCTCACGGGAACGGTCGAGGCCGTGAACTATGCCCAGGTCGAGGAGGCCACCTCGGTTCTTCTGGACAACCCTGACGGCGGATTCGATGCCCTGGGCGCGTTCTTCGAGGATGACGAGCTGGAGGCCGAGTGAGCTTCGAGCTTGGGCAGATCGTCTCCATCTCCCGCCCCTCCACGATCTACACGCGGCAGTTCAAGGGCGAGCGGGCTGTCATCACGAACCTCCACGAGGGCGACCCCTTCCCCTACGAGGTGACGTTCGCGAGTGGTATCTCCCTCGCCTTTGCCGGGGACGAGCTGTCGTCACTGGGCGGCGACGAGAAGCCGGACGACGAGGTGAATCACCCGTCGCATTACACCTGGCTCCCCAACGGCGTCGAGGTCATCGACATCACGGAGCTTTTCAACTTCACCCTTGGCAACGCGCTGAAGTACATCATGCGCGCCGGCCACAAGCACGACGAGCCGCTTACGGACCTGCGTAAGGCGGCCTGGTACATCAACCGCGAGATAGAGCGTCTGGAGAATGCGTGAAGCGCGTTGTAGTCGTATCCGACGTTCAGGCGCCTTTCGAGGACAAGAGGGCTCTCAAGAACGTCATCCAGTTCATCGGGGAGTATCAGCCGGACGAGGTTATCCAGATCGGGGACCTGGTGGACCACCCGGCCCCGTCCCGTTGGTCCGCGGGGACCAGGGCGGAGTTCGAGGGCAACGTGATCAAGGATTCCGAGTACGTCAAGGCGTACTTCCTTGAGCCCCTGCGGGACGTTTACAGCGGCCCCGTGGGAATCCTGGAAGGAAATCACGACGAGCGCCCCCAGAAGTACCTTGCGAGCCGGGCGCCGGCACTTGCAGCACAGGACTCGTTCTATCGCTTTGAGAATTTGTTGGACTTCGAGTCCTACGACGTTCGGAAGCTTCAGCCTTACTACAACTTCGCGCCAGGCTGGGTAGCGATTCACGGGCACGAGTCGCCCGGCCTGAATCAAGTGCCCGGTGCCACGGCCCGGCTCAAGGCCGTGAAAGCGGGTGTCTCGGTCGTCATGGGCCACACTCACCGCCTGGCGGTCTCGCCTCACACAACGGGCCATAACGGGAAGCTGAAGACCATCTACGGGTTCGAGGTCGGGCATCTCATGGACGTGAAGAAGGCCGGATACCTGAAGAACGGACCCGCTAACTGGCAAAAGGGCTTCGGCCTCTTCTATGTCGGTAAGTATGGCGCCACTCCTCAGGCCATTCCGGTTGAGGATGACGGCTCTTTTGTCGTGGAAGGTGTGCGGTACGGGGAGATCAAGCGTGGGCCTCGGGGCCAGTTCGCGCAAAAGGGAAAGAGTGAATGACGGACATCATCAACTGGGAGCCGCTTACGGCCCTTGCAGAGAAGATCGCATACGAGATCGCGGGTAAGTGGCAGATCGTTGAGCCTGACGACGTGAAGCAGGAAATCATGCTCCACGCGGTGAAAGAGCAGCACATCGTCTCTCAGTACCAGGGCAATGAGGAAGTTCTCCGGAAGATCTTCTACACCGCAGGCCGGCGCTATGCCGCCAAGGAGCGGGCGTATCTGGATTTGATGGATGACCAGTACTTCTATACCCCTGACGAGGTGCGGGGGGTGATGCGGTCGTTCGTCTACACAGACGCCGAGGTGTCTGACCAGATCGGCAAGAAGGACGACCTGACCCGTTGTGTCATAACGGACAACATCCTCTCTGCCCGGATGGACGCCGAGAAGGCCATCAAGCGCGTTAACCGTGATTACCAAGAGGCGATCATGCGGCTGTTCGTCTATGGCCTTTCGCCCGTGAACGAGACCGATCGCAAGCGGGGATATCGAGCGATCGACGCTCTCACCGCTGAGATGAACCGAAACATACGAACAGGACGGTAAGACCCTGACTGACTGGAAGACCCCCACTGCTAAGACTGTCTATGAGCGCACCTACCGGCGAGAGAAGCCGGACGGGACGTTGGAGACCTGGCCTGAGACCGTGCGGCGCGTGGTCGCCGGCAACGTGGCCCTTGTCGATGAGAGGTACATCGAGCCGGGTGAGGCTGAGCGCCTGGTCGAGCTGATCGAGTCCTGGAAGGTGATGCCCGCGGGGCGTCATCTGAAGTCGAGCGGCGTCAACGATTACGCGCTCAACAACTGTTGGGCTGCGGGCTGGTACCCCGAGTACCCTGAGGAACACTTCACGTTCACGCTGCTGCGGCTCGCAGAGGGCGGAGGCGTCGGAGCCAACTACAGCAACCACTACCTCAGTGAGTTCCCGGACATCGTGAGCCCGGTGAAGGTGCACATCGTGTGCGACCCGAGCCACCCTGACTTCGAGGAGATGGCTGAGGCTGGTCTGATCTCCACGGAGTACAGCCACACGTGGGCCGGCGCCTACGGCGTGGAGGACTCCCGAGAGGGTTGGGCGGAGGCCCTGGGCGATCTCATCCGGACTGCCCACGATTCCAAGACCCGGCACCAGGACCGCGTGTATGACGTGTCCCGAGTCCGGTTCAAGGGCGCCCCGCTGCGATCCTTCGGCGGGACCGCTTCGGGTCCGCTGCCGTTCGCTGAGATGTTGGTGAACGTCGGCAAGATCCTGACTCGCGCTGTGTTCGGGCCTGTTATGTGGGCTCCGCTTGACGGCATGTCTGCCATGGAGATCGATCACGAGATCGCCCGGTGCATCGTCTCCGGTGGTGTCCGTCGCTCCGCTCGCATGTCCATCATGCGATGGGACGACCCGCAGATTGACGAGTTCCTGGCCTGCAAGGCGGACCAGTCTCGGCACTGGACAACGAACATATCGATCGAGGTAGATGACTCCTTCATTGAGGCGGTACACGACGGGCACATAGGTGCTCAGCTCGTACTCAACCAGCTCGCTGAGTCTGCCCTGACCAACGGGGAGCCTGGCTTCTGGAACTCGTCTCTGAGCGCCGTTGGCGAGGTTGATGGGGTCTACACCACCAACCCATGCGGGGAGGCTTTGCTGACGCCTGCCGAGCCGTGCAACCTCGGTTCGGTCAACCTCGGGGCGTTCGTGGACTACGACGGCAACGTCGACACGGGCGGGCTGTTGGAAGCTCACCGCCTGGTGACCCGGTACCTGATCCGGGCCACGTGTGCGGGGGTGGCCGATCCCAAGTCCGCGGTGGCCATTGCTCGTTACCGGCGTATCGGTGTTGGTCACTTGGGCTTTGCCGATTTCCTGGCCAAGGCCGGGCTTCGATACAGCGAGGCGGCCGAGAGTTGGCAGGTTCAGCAGACGCTCAAGCTGCTGGCCGAAGAGGTGGACGCCGCTGCCGTTGAGTACTCGAACACCATGCGTATCCCTGTCCCGATCAAGAAGCGGGTCATCGCCCCCACGGGGACGATTTCCAAGGTGGCTGGTGTATCTGGAGAGGCGGCTCATGCTCCTTTCAGCGATTACTTCCTTCGTCGTATCCGGTTTTCTATGGTGGAGCCGGAAGAGGTCCGACAGGTGGAGGAGTACCGGAACAAGGGATACAAGGTCGAGCCGTGCATCTACGCGGCGAACACGATGGTGGTAGAGATCCCGACCAGGGACCCGCTTGTCAGTGAGGTCATGGACCCGTCCGTGATCGAGCACGTCGGCATGTTGTCCCTTGAGGACATGCTGTCGGTTCAGGCCCTCTACCAGGAGTATTGGGCTGACCAGGCGGTGAGTTACACGGCCTCCGTCGACCCTGAGCGGTACACCGTGGATGACGTGGCCCGCATCCTGCTGGAGTTCATGCCCCGGCTGAAGGGCTCCACGATCTTCCCCGAGCTGTCTCGGGACCAGGCTCCGTACGAGCGGATCACGCGAGAGCAGTACATCGTGATGGCTGCCCGTGTCGGCATCGAGACCGAAGACACCGGTTTTGATGAGATTTGCGCCAGTGGTGCCTGCCCTATCTGAGTAATGCAAGTGAAAGCCGTCACAGCGGCTAAAACTTGAAACTGCGACACCAGTACCGCACTATGGAAATAGAGGAAGAGGTTCCGAGTGAGCTATCCGGACCCGTTTGACGAGCGATCCCCTTGGGATGAGGCCCCTGAAGCACCGACGAAGGAGAACAAGCCTGTGACCACTGCTGCCCCTGAAGGTCCCGCACCTTTCAAGATCGGATTCACTCTCAAGGCCGGAAATGGCTTTGACGCTGAATGGCTCACCCCCGCCGTCTACGGCCACAGCGCAGAGGACACCGCCCGTCGCGGCGCCGAGCTGCTGACCGCGATGAAGAACGAGGGTCTGATCGACCTCACTTCGAAGGCCGCGGAGTACACCCGCAGCCAGTACAAGGGCAGCGGTGCCAACCCTGGGGGCGGTGGCGCCCCGAAGCGATTCAACGGCGGCAAGGTCGAGCAGCGCGGCGGCGGAGGGTCGGCGCCGCAGGTGGCCGGCGACGACTGCCCTCACGGTCGCTCTCTCGTCTCGAAGTCCAATTGGTCGGCTCTGTTCTGCCAGGCCGAAGACAAGGGTTCGCAGTGCGAGCCGCTGTGGAAGCAGAAGGACGGCAGCTTCAAGGCCAACAAGTAACACCGCACGCTGTTGATGGGGAGCCGGGTTCGGCCTGGCTCCCCTTTTGCATGGGAGAAACATGGAATTCCGGTCTGCCGTGGGTGTCAGTCTCATCAAGTCAGATGCCTATGACCACGACGTGACGATGGCTGCTCGTGTCTCAACCCTTGGCGCTGAATCGGCCGACTTTGACGCTGACCTTCCCGTTGAGGGCCTGATCAACTTCCTCATGCGCGACCGTCACGGATCGCCTTTCGAGCACACCAGCTTCACTTTCTTGATCGAGGCGCCCATTTTCGTAGCGCGTGAATTCATGCGCCACAGGGCCGGATGGTCTTACAACGAAGAGTCCGGAAGGTATAAGGAGCTGGAGCCTGTCTTCTACAAGCCCGCGGATGGTCGTCCACTGCGGCAGGTTGGGAAGCCGGGCAAGTACCAGTTCGTTGCTGGCGACTACAAGCAGCAGCGAGCCGTAAGCGGTGACATTGAGCGAATCAGTACCGAGGCATACAGCGCTTACAAGCGGCTGCTGGATCTCGGTGTTGCCCGCGAGGTGGCCCGAATGGTGTTGCCGGTGAACATCTTCACCAGCTTCTACGCGACCTGTAACTCACGCTCGCTCATGCACTTCCTTAGTCTCCGTACGCAGCGGGAGAATGCGCGATTCGCGTCCTTCCCACAGCAGGAAATCAGGATGGTCGCAGACCAGATGGAGGCCATCTTCTCGGCCTACATGCCGCTTACTCATGCCGCATACGAGAAGCACGGAAGGATTGCCCCGTAGTGAAGCACCTTGCTGCCGCATTTCTGCTGATCACCCTCACCCTGGGTTTCATCGCCACCAGGGCTTATGCGCCCTGTTCGGTCTGGAACCTCTCGAACGCAAGTGACGTACCGGCGCGGTGCGTCATGCACCGATAAGGAGCCCTCTTGCCAATCATCTACTTCTTCACTGGCATGGCGGCGATGTACTTCATCCTCGCCCTCGCTGCGGCGGCGCGAGATGGCCGCTAAGACTCTGTTCCACGACGAAATCCAAGTCATCGGCTGGGAGAACGGCGGGGTTTCCGTCGTCTGTAAGCACTGTGATTTTGAGCTGGGCGGCGGTGGTTGTGACTGCTGCTCTGACAACGAAGTGACCTTGGCTGATCTGTTGAGGGCTGCCGAAGTAGAGCACGACTGCGAGGAGCAGGAATGAGCAAGGAAAAGGTCCGCGTCACTGTCGTCATGGAGTACGAGCCGGAAATGGCTCACTACCCCGGCTGTTCCACGGTGGCTGAGGCCGCCGCTTACGACGAGCGGGAAAACCCGTTCTTCGAGTATCCCGATGCTTACCTCACTGAGGAAGACGTCGTTTCCATCACTTTCGAGGCTGTACCTGCTTAATAGGAGACTGAGTGAAGGTCCTGCACTACAAGATCAAGCGGCAAGAAGTTCGGATCAATGTAGTCGAGGACACCTCTGATCTCCACGCATTCCGGTCGTGGCTGGCCAATAACCCGATTCTCGGCTTCGACACCGAAACCACCGGCTTGGATTGGTGGAATGCCGACCGCGGATTCCGTGTGCGGCTCGTCCAGTTCGGCAATGGCATCGAATCCTGGGTGCTTCCTGTAGAGCTGGGCGAGCCCTTCCAGCGGGCCGCCATTCTGGCCATTCAGAAGGCCGAGCGGCTGATAGCCCACAACGCCATCTTTGATGAGCACGTGGTAGAGGTCGGATTGGGAATCCCGCTTGAGGAGATAGCTCCCAAGACCATCTGCACGAAGATCACGGCTCACCTCGTTGACCCCCGACAGGTCAAGGAAGGTGGCCCCGGCCTGAAATTGGAGGAGCTGACAGCTCACTACATAGACGAGATGGTTGCCCAAGAGGTGAAGGGCAGCATGGTCCAGATTGCTCGGAAGTACAAGACGACCAAAGACAAGATCTGGCCCATAGTCGAGCTGTTTGACGACGACTACAACCTATACGCCGGCATGGACCCCATCTTGGCTTACCGGCTCTTCCATGTGACGTGGCCTTCTGTGAGGGCCAGGAGCAAGGCGAAGGGCCTGTTTAGCTGGGAACACCGTCTCAACCACGTCACGGGCCTCATGGAGCGGTCTGGCTACCTGCTTGATGCGGATTACGCGTCCATGCGCGTGGCCGAGCTGGCTGCCGAAGAGGCTAAGTGGCTTGAGGAGGTTCGCAGGTGGGGTGTCGAGAACGTCAACTCGAATCAGCAGCTCATCACGGCTTTCTTGGGCTTCGGCTTCAAGCTGACCAAGAAGACCAAAAAGGGCAACCTGGCGATGGATGCCGAAGTCTTGGACTCCATCGACCACCCGCTAGCCGAGGCAGTCAAGAAGGCGACCAAGGCAGCTAAGTGGCGGTCCACGTGGTTCGAGAATGCACTCAATGGGAGGGATTCTCAGGGTCGGGTTCATGCGTCGATCAACTCGATTCAGGCCCGCACGGCGCGAATGAGCATCACGGGCAGTGTGCCGGCGCAGACGTTCCCCTCGGGGACTGGCTTTGTCCGCCACATGTTCCTGGCGGACGACGGCCACGTTTCGGTGACTATCGACTTCGCCAATATGGAGCTTCGGTTCCTGGCGGCTATGTCGGAAGATCCGGTCATGGTGGAGGCGTTCCTTAACGGGAAAGACCTGCACCAGATCACCGCGGATGCGGCCGGCGTGCCTCGCAAGGTCGGGAAAATGGGCAACTTCCTGATCGTGTTCGGCGGGGGCTGGAAGGCCCTCATGGAGCAGGCTCACGTATCCGAGGAGATGGCCAGGAAGACTATCGACGCCTTCAACTCCACCTATACATGGGTGGACAAGTTGGCCAAGAAGCTTTCTGGTGAGGCAAAGCGTCAGGGCGGCATTTACACCGTTACTGGCCGCTGGCTTCCGGTGGACCGCAGCCGTGCTTACTCGGCCCTGAACTACTACATTCAAAGCGGATCTCGGGATATTACGGCCCGAGCCATTCTGAATCTCCATGCAGCAGGGTTTACCCCCTGGATGCGGCTCCCTATTCATGACGAGATCGTATTCAGTTTCCCGAAGGATCAGGCAAAGGAACTGACCCGCGAAGCGGCGCGGATCATGGCATTCACCATCCGGGATGTCCTTATTCCGGCAGAGGGTGAGATCGGACATCGGTCCTGGGGGTCGGTACTCGAACTCGAAGACAGCAAGCACTAGGAGGGGCACCTTGAAACTGAGTGAGTTGATTGCTGACGCAGAGCGGACCCTGAAGGAGCGCGGGGACATTCCCGTTGTGGTTCCTGACTCGGGATGCGGCTGTTGTAAGGGCTACGTCTACGACCCGGCTGAGGCCGAAGTCGATACGGAGGCGGAGGCGTATGACGCCTCGTGGAAGGTCGTCAAGTATCCAGTTGTCTACGTCGTGGGCTGAGGAGAGTAACGAATGACTGAGAAACACGAGAACATGAACGAGGCCGATTCCATCATCTCGAATATCGAAGCTCAGATGGCTCTTGCCAACCTGGAGAAGCGCGGTGAGTATGCGGCCGGCATCGCCATCCTGTCCGGGGACGTCCTGAAGG